TCAGGCGTGGGAGACGGAGACGGTTCCGCCGAGGACGATCCGCGCCCATACGCGATAACCGGCGGTCACTCCGGGAAAGAGATCGGCCAGGTTGACGTTTGCCGGAAGGATGTCGCCAGGATTCAAGCTGACCGCTCCCGCGGCGCTCGAGGGGGCGATGCCGTCGGCGGTGGCCATGATTTCGATCGCGTAGCCACAAATGTTCTGCAGTCGGATCGCCGAGACGTCCGCGTTTGTGAGTTGCGTCCAGACGCCCGGGGCGCAAGAGACGTTTTCATTTCGTGCCATCGGTGGCTCCTATGGTTCTGCCGGCGGCGGCCGGCGGGGCTATGTCGTTTCGGATTCGGCCGAGATCACGAACGCAATGCGCGCACCACCTTCACGGCGGCCGCGCCACCGAAGTAGAAGGTGACGATACGCAGCTGCAGGTCCATCAGCGACACCGACAGCGGGTCCGTTGCGCCCAGCCCAAGAACCTTGTCCCAGACCACCAGCTTGGCGTTGTAGGCGATAAACGGCGCCGCCCATAGGCATTGAACCCATGCGGTCAGCCGGCCGCCGAGCGCCCGGTTCGCCTGCTGCTGTTCAAGCCTGGCAATCTCAAGGTCAGCAGAGATCCGGTCCTGTTCAGTCTTGGCGTCGTGCCTGGCCTGATAAGCCGCGGCGATCGATCTGCCGATGTCGCCGGTCAGCGCCGCAATGATCGTACGGATCACGTCGCCCACCCACGTCTCTTTGCAAAGCGATAGACGAACTCGACCGCCATCCCGATGAAGCTGGCCACCAGCGTGACCGCCAGCTCGTTGTTGGCGATGGCGTCGATGATCGGCCCGGCGTCCTGGACCTCCACCCCTCGGATGGCCGCAACGATCCCGAGGATCATACCGACGATGTAGCGGATAACGATCCGCGCCTCTGGTGCGTATTTCATGCTGCTGCCCTTTCTCCGAAGATGGATGCGATGAGCGCGGCGATCAGGTCCGCGAGATTTGTCGACGGCTGCACGCTGGGCGTGACGTCTTCCATCATGTCTTCCAGGACGTCCCACGTCTTGGCGCCAACCACCCCGTCAGCGACGAGGCCGTGCGCGGCCTGGAACTGCTCCACAGCCGCCTTGGTCTGTGGGCCGAAGCTTCCGTCCACATCGACCCCCAGGGCCGTCTGCAGCCGGCGCACGTCCGCCCCGCTGGATCCGATGCGCAGAACGACGGACGACGCCTGCCCGCCGCTGTGGCGCCGATAGGCGGCCTCCATCTTGCGGGCATAGGCCCCGCCGAACCCACCGCCGTTGTAGCGCGTCTCGATCGTCTGCCAGTCCTTGGCGCGCAGCGCGCTGTCCAGGCCCCACGAGGTGACAAGATCAACGAAGGCGTTGAGGTGGTCTTCCTCATTGTCGGCCATCGCCTGCACCATTGACGTCGCCGAGGCGTGCCCGGCGTCTTCCGCGTTGAACCCCATGATCTGAGGACCGCCCCACGAGGTCGCGCGATGGGCCGCTTCCGGGTTCTTCCGCTCGGCCACCAGGAACATGGCCTCGCGGTCCACGCTCGGCACGGCCAGTGAGGCCTTCCACGCAGCCCGCCCGCCGGTCGAGAACCCGATGCTGGCCCACATGCTCTGCGGCAGCTTGTGCGGCTCGAACCGGCGCGTCAGGGATCCATCCGACCGAAAGCCACGGCCAGAGGACTCGACCTCCCAGACGGCGCGGATTGCGGCCTCTTCGCAGCGCAGTTCGCGCGCAGCATCAGCGAACGCGCCCAATGACATAGGCACGGCCTTCCCCTTCCAGATCGGCATGGGATTACCTCATGATGTGGTGATGATGGCGATCAGGGCGGCTAGCCGCCGAAAACCCGATGCAGCCAGATGATTATCTCTGCTTTGAAGAATGCCACGAAGCCCATGATCATCGTCCCGATGATCCCGATTAGGCCAAGGGCCCCCAGTAGCCGCGCATGCCATGACTGGACCTGAGCCGCTACAGGCTCCATCGCCTCCACCCTGCGGGTCAGCGACCCGACATGCGTGTTCAGGTTGTCGTGCTGCCCACGGAGGGCGGTGACGTCGTCCCGGAGCTTGTCACGGTACTCGCCTGCGCGACGTTCATCTGCCTTTCGCTCGTCCCTGTCGGCGTCAACCGACTCTTTGAGATCTGTGAGCATCTTAACGAGCAGGTGGAACGCTGCCTCATCCGTCATTCGTGGCACCTTCCGGAATTCCGTACTTGCCGTCATGCAACGGCCTCCCGATGTACAAAGCAGCCATATCGGCCTCCCCAAAGGTCGGTTGGTCAGCCGTCGTCCCAAGTGCCAGCGAGGGACGGCGGCGCAGGTTTTCAGTTGAGGTCAGCCCCGCCAGCGTTCCGTGGCGATGATCATGTCGCGCTCAAGATCGACCTTGACGTCATAGCGCGTGTCGAAATCGGCAAGTTCGTCCTCGGTCCACGTCTTACTCGGAGCAAGACCCATTTCGGCGCGGGCCTTTGCCTTGAGCTCCTTCATGGTCTTGGCCTTGACCACCGCGCCAGTTCGCATCTTGTGTTCTTCGTTCATTTCGATCTCCTTCTCACGGGTGGAATGTCCACCGCGCGTTGATCGTTTCGCCCAAGGTCGGGCAGGTAAAGTCCACGCCGGTTTCGGTCCATCGGACAAACTCCACGCGGGACGTGACCGCGCCGCCGCTCGGATTGAGAAGCCGGATAATGTTTTCGTCATCCTTCGCGCTGGCCACCGCCGACGTGCTCATCGACTTGGACTGGCATCGTGCGACCTGATCGGCCGCCACGGTGCTATCGACCCAAGATATTTCCCCGCGCGACGACCGGATGTCTGCACCACCAATAAGCTCGGCCTCAACCGTCACCAGGCTTGGCCGGAACCCGACGTCGAATGCGATATAGCCAGTGCCCGTGATGTCCTGCTCCACCACCACTGGCGACATGGAGGCGTGCCCCCGATTGTTGGCGATCCTCAGGGGGATATGCGCCTGCCAGACGGTTCCGATGGCCGTGTTTATGATCGCGTCACGCATCGCCTGCGGCAACCTGGTGAGATCGTTATCCACGAAATCAAGACCTTGGGACAGGCTGTTGCCGCCGCTCTTGACCTGGGACATGACATAGCCAGCATGCACCGATCTCGCGTCCACGAAATGGTTGCCTCGATAGACGTTGGCCTTGCATCCAACGCCACCCAGGGTCCCCACGAACAGATAGGCCCCGTTGGTGATGCTGATGTCCTTGCCCGCCTCGGGACGCTCCCCGTTGTTGTAACCCCAGCGCTCTGCAAATGGTTTATATGGGTACTTCTGATCGCCCGTTTCGGTAAGCGCCGTGAAGCATTCAACGAATGTGCAGCCCTCGACCAGCAGCCTGACGCAGCCGGGCGCATTGATCGCTGTCTCGGCCGTCCCTTCGATCGTGCATCCTCGGATCGTGACGTTGTCGGCACCGTTGATTTCGATGCCGTGGCCGACCAGATCCGTGACGTAGTTGCCCGAAATCGTGCAATCCTCGATCAGGATGTGATAATCCTGCACCGTCGAAATGTTGGCATTTCCGTTGATGAAGATGGTGCTTTCGCCACACCCCCGCGCCACAAGGCCTCGCAAGGTCCCGCCTCGCTGGGGCATAAAAGCCACAGCCGAACGCTCGATGCCCTGTGTCGCGATGACGCCTTCGATCAGGATGTTCTCGGTACTGGATGCCCCGGCAACCTGCGTCCAGATGCAGTGCATCGCATCGTCATTCTTGCCGCAGTCGATGAATTCGAGGTTGCGGAAGATGGTGTTCAGCCCCCCGCCCTCGCCGAGGGTCATCCGCCGGAAGCCGAGGAAGCGGACATTCTCGACATGGGCACCAATCGTTCGGTTGAAGAACACCCCAGCCGAAGCGTCGGTATAGAGAGGGTTTCGGCGATCGACTGCAGGTGTGATCAGCAGGGCAATATCGGCGTACCCGCCAGCCACCGTAACAGTCGGGGGCGAGGTGTATCCAGTCCCGCCGCGCACCATAGTGATGCTGGTGATCGTCCCGCCGCTGACCGTGCCGTACCCGTAGGCCCCGGCCCCCCCGCCGCCGTTGAAGTGCAGCAGCACGGTGTTTTCGACGTCACCACCTGATCCGGCCGTGTTGATCGTGATGCTGGCCAGAGACCCGTCTACCAGGTTGCCGGTCAAGCTCTCCCCCGCGACACCGGAGCAGCTGATGGTGATCGAGGTGTACCCGCTCCCCGGTCGATCCACGTTCGTGCTGACGATCTCGCCGGCCTCGTTGATCACGCACGTCGCGAAGGCCCCCGTGCCGTTACCTGTGATGGTGAGGCGCAGCGTGCGCCCGTAGGGGTGCGAGGAATGGCCGAACCACCCGGCACCACCGTCGTTGATCGTGACGCTGCTCACCGCCTCGTCGGTCAGGACAGCCGTCAGCGACGTGCCGGTGATACCAGAGGCAAGCGCGCCGGTCCCCATGACGTAATCTGCCTCGGGATCGGTGACCGGCGTATCGTCAGCCTGACTGAGCCAGCGGTGGAACGGGAGGTCGTATCCATCCAGATCCATGTCAAAGAGGCGCGGGCGGAGGCACAGGCGGTTTGAGCCGGTGCCGATATCGGTGTTGTAAAGCCAGCCGACCGTGCCGTCTGCGTCGGCATGCGCCTTGAGCCCGCCGCGCCGCGGCCCGTGGCCGCGCAAGGTGACTTTCGACCAGTCAAACCCGCAGAACGAGCTTTCGTAGGTCTTTCCGTCCTTCAGTTGGATCGTGCCGCCGCCGATCGATGCGAGGTAGTCCGTGGCGGCGGCGAACGCATCCGCGTTATCGACATCTGGCGTGGGGTCAGCGCCGAACTGCTCAAGGCTGAAAACCGGCACGGGCAATGGCAGGAGGCCGGGCAGAGCGGGCACTGCTGTTGCGTTGGATGACCACTGGAAAAAATCATCCCCGACCTGCGTGACCTCGCCATCACGATCAGCGATCCCTGCCGACCGCAGACGAACAAGCGCCGCCCGGTCAGGCACAAAGGGGATTGGCCTGTAGAAGCTCATATGGTCGTCCTCACTCAGCGATGCGGGGGTAGGTGCGGATCCAGTCGTCCTCAAGGACCGTCAATTGGTCCCGGCCCGACGTCTGGGGGATCTCCAAGAACCCTCGGTAGAACCGCATCTTCCGGGTTTCGAGGTCCTGCGGGGAGATCGTCCCCCAAGCGTCCAGAATCCCGATCTTTCCGAGCAGTGCTGAAATCGTTTCGCTGTTGTTGGCGCCTGCAGCCTGGCTTCTCGTCGTGCGCCCAACGGATGTCTTCAGCGAGAAATACTCCGTCGAGCTGTCGCGCCAGAAGGAGAGCTGGACAGGCTTTCCGAACACCTCATCGGGCACCGGGCTGATGGCCAGGTTCCCGTTGCTGTTGCCGATGGACGTTTGCCGGTTGCAGATGATCTGGGGGACATCCGTATTTGTGGTCATGCGGAAAGACACGATGTCGGCCTGCGACGTCCAGCTTCCGGTCGGTGACCAGTTCAGGAACGTGTTCTCCTGGCCGCTGTTCTCGGCCCAATCCTGTTCCGTCGGCATCCGGAAATATCCGCAGAACAAGAACTTCTGGCTGAACGTGCTGATCGCGCTCGCGACTGAAGCCGGGATTTCCAGGTACGTCGCTTTCTCGGTGACGTTCCGGAAGTCGAGGCCACCGTTTGCGATGATCGGCTGGCCGGCTGACGTGGGGATTCGGACCGCCGAAGCGTTCGCCGGGACAGCCATGTTCGCGACCGGTGCATCATCCGGGACGGTCACGCCGGACGCATAGCACCCCTGGAAGCCGAAGTCGGTCAGCCAGTGCACGCCGGCGTTCGAATAGGTCAGAAGGTCATCCTGAGAGATATCACCGCCAGTGCCGGCAGCGATGCCCGTTTTGATCGCAAGCATGTGTTGGTCTCCTTACCGGAACCTGGTTTCAAGAAGCGCGCGCGTGAAGATTGCGGCCCGGCCCTTCTCGCTGAGATGATTTTCCTCGTTGCCACCGAAGTCCCCGGAGGCGTCGCCCCAGGCTTCGATCGCGGTCAGCGACGGGACGCAGGCCGGATATTCACCGATCGCCGCGTAATTCATGGTGACGTCACTGGTTCCGCCGTTGCTGATCGTCGGCGTGAACAGCCCGATGCCACGGTGCACGGGGCCGTTATAGACCTCGTTGCCCCGCCACTGGACGATCAGGCTCGGCCCCTGCACGCTGAAGGTGATGATCCCGTCTGACCCAACAACCGCGTCCACACCGGTGACCGTGCGCGCGATGCTGACCTTTCCGGTCGCGGCGTATACCGTGAACGCCAGGTTGCCGCCGACATCTTCATCCAGCACCAGCGTGTTGCCGATGACGTCGGACAGCTGGATCACCAGATCACCGGTCGCCCAGAAATCCGCGTCTGTCCCGTCGACCGTCATCTGAAAGGCAAAGTCACGGCATTCCTGCGGCCAGGTATAGGTCAGCGCCGTGACCTCCTCCTCGGCCAGGCGGACGAAATACCCGCGACGAAGATCTTCGCCCCAGTGGGCGGCGTCGAAATACCTGCCGAAGTCGATCACCCCGAGATTGCGCACAGCGGCAAAGGCCCGCGTCGTTCCGGCGTAGCTGAGCCGCGCCTCCTGTGCCGCCCTGGTGCCCCGGGTGGCGGACATGGACGAAGGGGTCGCACCGGCCACCATGAGGATGTCAGGCTGCGGGCTGACCGCCTGCAGGGTGTCGAGGACATGCTCGATCCAGTCGAAATCTGCTGCTGTCATCGCCTCCGGCTGGTTCATTCCGAACATCAGGATGATCAGCGACGGCACCTCGGCCGCGCCGAACCCGTCATCGGTCAGATCCATCGTCGTGATGTAGTCGAGCCAGTCCGCCCCGCCGTCGGTGTACCAGGGAGGCAAGCTCTCATCCGGGATTCCGGCGGCATCCTCCCACGTGGTCCCGCCGATGGCACGGTTCACGATGTTGATGCAGTCTGCGTCACTCCCGTACTGCGCTCGCAGGGCCCGGCGCAGCTGTTCCTCGAACTGACTGTGCTCGCCGATCCGCTGGTTCGGGTTTCCCCAGCTGTCGGACATGATGACGACATGAGCCGGGGCCGCCGGCGTTGCTACGGAAACAGCGGCATTGAACCGAGCCAGGTGCGCCGGGGTCACGTCCACCAGAGGCGCCAGAGGCGTGGCGCTCAGCGGGATCACCCGCTTGCGATAGGCCCCGGTCAGCTTGCCCCTGCCGGTGGCGCTGCGAAAGTGCACGTTGCCCAGGAACACAGCATCCGTGGCGACGACCTCTCCCTCGATCAGGATCTCCTGATACCCGGCTGCGCTCGCGATGTCGTGCGCCCGGATGATCGCCGTGTCCTGGTTCATGGCCCCGTCAAGCCGGACGCCGGGCGTCAGAACGCGGATGTCATTCGGCTCGTAGGTGACCGGGAACCCGCCGGTAGACCACGGGATGACAGCGACGATTTTTCCATTGGGGCCATAGACCGGAGCACCGCCATAGTTCGCCTGGCTGGTGATTTCCAGCATGTCCATCTGGTTGAGGCGCGGAGCATTCGGGTAGACCACGCGACCCGCTACGATCTTGCCGTCTGCAGCCGTCTCGGCAACCACCGGCGTGTTGTAACCAAGGCTTTCGCTGATATCGGCCAGCTTGTCGTATGTCACCGCATCATTGGCGATCTTGGGCCCGGTCACCGACTCGTCGGCATGCTTTGGTGTCGTGATCGATCCGTCCGCTATCTTTAGGGCTGTCACCGCATCGGGCGCGAGTTTCTGGTTCGTCACAGCGCCGTTTTCGATGAAGTCCTCGGCCACCGTGTTCTTGACCGCCATTTCACCAAGCTCTGCGATGATCCCCAGAACCAAGTTCTCCCAGGTGATCGCCCGGCCAGCGCCATCCGATGCCCGCGACAGCAGCAGCTTGTCGGCAGCAGCCATGGCGGCCGATGTCGTGATGCTGGAGATCGACTTGAACATCCAGTCGCGGCGTGTGGACAGCGCGATTTTTCGGATGGCATTCAGGCCGGCCACGAGCACAAGATCATAATCGGTGTCGCCAAGATTTGACGACCCGGTTGCCACCGAGGCTTCAATCAGGGCTTTATAGTTGGCGATCGTCAGCAGGAGTTTGTCGGTGTCGAGCAGAGCGCTGGACTCACCAGAAGACGCAACGTCAGCGAGGCTGTCCAACAAAGCACTGACTTCACCCTTCGTATAGACATCGAGAATGGTCCGCGCTTCAGCGGGCGTTTTTAAGTCGGCCATATCATGGGTCCTGTCAGGTAATCGTCTGCGATACCGGGCCGGCGACGCCGCCCTGATCTCCGCGAAGGTCTAGGCTGCGCGCTGTCCAGTTGTATGTTCCGGCGCCTGGCGCATCCGCGATGGCCAGCGCCACACCGCCACTCGCGTAGCTGGTGGCGACTTCGGTTCCGCTTCTGTAGATGACCGTCTTCCAGAGACGATCGGATACGGCCGTGGTCAGGTGGACCGTCGCTTCGCCACCCGTTTCATCGGTTATGGATAGGCCGGTTGGCGCAGGGATGGCGGCGGTATCGGTGGATGCGGTAACGGCGGAAAAGGTGACCGCTTGCGATTTCAAACCGTCTTCGGTCTCCCAGAACAGTTCCAGATCGTAATCGGAACCATCCGTGAGCGGCGAAATGATCGTGCGGCGCGACTTGGGATCCAGTGGCCAATCCTCCCACTCCTCCAGCCCGGCGACCGAGTATCGAAGCACAGGCTGCAATGCGACCGACGGACGATCGTCCCAAACCACGGCTATGCCCGCTGCGCTATCGACACCTGTGCCAGCTGCCTTTGCGTTTGAGGGCATCGGTATATCCCCGCTTTCGTCGGGGTCAGGCATGACCTGGGGTGTGCCCTCAAGTCCGGTGGACCAGGTCGGCCGGACGTAGGACCACAGGACAAGCCGCAGGCGCCCGTTTGACGTATCGAGACCGAAGTTCTTGACTCTCCACCAATACCCGGATGGTAGCTCGGCAATATCGAGCAGAATGACCTGGTCATACATCGCGCGCCGCGCCGAAGGCTTGAACGTGATCGTGACGATGTGGTCCGGGTTATCCCTTTCGATCTGTTCCTGCGCGCTGCGGCGGCACTGTGTGTGCGACGGGCTCAGGTCGTAATCCGCCTCCGGTCCGATTGCGCCTTGTCCCCCATTTGCCGTGATACGGGCGGCATCGATCCACGGATCTCCGGTGGTCTGCTGATAGGCCAGGTTTCGATCGACGTAGTGGAACGGCAATTCGGTATATCGATCGAGCGCATCGGGGCCGGAAACCCATTCATCGATCGAGATGACCTCATCGCGCGTCAACGTGACCGTCGGCGCTTCCAAAGGCGCCACGGAAATTCCGATCTTGCCCGAAGGCAGAAGGTGCAGGTCCGACTGACAGACGGCGCGCATCCGGCTGAGAATGTCCGCGGGCTTCTCGGTGCGGCTGTAGCTTCCGGATATGCGCCACCGCTTTTCGGTTCCACCAGCGCCCAGCGGGATATCGTCATCCGATTTTTCAGCGGCCGCATCGAGCCAGTCATCATCGATCAGCCCCGACAGGTTGAACCCGTCGGGATCCTCTATCAGATCCGCGATGATCAACGCTGCATTCTCGGACCACGCCGGCGACCCGCCAATCCTCGGATCCCTGACCTTTGCTCCGCGCAAAATCATTTCGAGAGACGGCTCGCGGTTTGGATAGACCCTTCCAAAATCATTGGCATCGACGGATTGGGCAATCGTCAGGGATGTGCACAAACCGTCAAGCCGATGGTCTTCGTCCCATTCCGCCCAGACATCTTCGATTTCGGAAAAATATGTCTCCGTGGAAAGACCGCTTCTCGTGAGGATCTGCACCAGGTCAGTTCCGTCAGAGACGTATTGATCCTCCTGGACGAAACCAGATCCATCGAGCGTGATCGCGTTCTTGTCGAGGATGTAACCCTCGATTCCGTCGATCTCGCCGTGACCGTGCACCACCACTCGATAGAACCGCCCCTGCGATGTCCTGTAGAACACGATGGTACCGCCGGTACGGACACGCCCCACATGCTTGATCCGATCGCCGATTGCCTGGCGCAAGGTCAGCTGGACGTTGGCGGGATCCACGCCCGCAGGGCGGTTACGCGAGTTGACGGCCACGGATAGGAGCAAGGAACCACCGATAGAAACCAGAGAGCCTGCCAGGGTCAATGTTCCGGCTGCCGTCACAAGAGCTACTGATCCGGTAGCCCCGAACACGACCGGAAACGCGATAGCAAGTGCCTGCGGCATCAGAGCGACCACCTTTCGAGTATCGTAAATTCGGCAGGGCTGATGGCGCCAAGATCACGCTTCACAAAAAGCCGGCCAGCCGAAAGGATGCCGCCATGTGTTTGCCCGAGGACGCGCACGACGCAGACACCATCTCCCTCGCCGCCGGGCTCAATTCCCGCCATCTGCCGGCGCACCAGGTTCAGCAGGCCACCCGATTGCATGATGATCCTTCGGCACCCGAACGCACTGTCGTAGGTCCCTCGAAACCCAGACGCAGGATCGACGCCCGTCCGCTCATGCACAAAACTCGCGGGCCAGCAGAGGCAGTCGACGTCACCATAGACCCAGGGCGCGGCGCCCGTCCGTGCAATGAATTCAGCTGCCGGGGTCATCACCAGTCGGTCCAAACCGGGGAGGTCGACATGACCTCCGGAACGTAGCGGAGCCCCTGGTCACCCGGGTGGCGGGTTTTCTGGTCCCGATCTGTCAGCCGGCCGTAGACCGGGGATCCCTTTCTCGCCAATGGCCCTTCAACAGAAAGCTTCAAAGAGACAGCGGTCGATGAGAACGACACCGCCGCACGATCCATCAACCCGTAGTGCACGGCCGATGGAATTCCGACCTGCGACGGGCGACCGTGTTCATCCAGGACCGTATCAGACAGCACCTGTTCCCAAAGAATGGCCGGTCGATTGATGTACTCCGGACGGTCGGCGATGAGCGCCGGGATCAAACCGAGATGCGCGGCCTCCTGCTCTTCTTCGGTCAGGAATTCCCACGGCACGCCGAGTTGATACTCGGTCAGCGGCGCCAGGTCGTCTGGCCCTCCGGCGATCTCTGAAATCGACACGAGATCTCCAAGGCCTTTCCAGGTATATCCCCAGTGCTGGTCTTCGAACTCGACAGCTTCGTTCGACAGATAGACCGTTCCGGACAGGAATCGCAGCTCCAGCAACAGGATGGAATGCACGTCTTCTTTGGCCAGCGCCGCGGCGACCGCCTCCGGGTCTGGCTGGTTCGACAGGTAGACGCTCACCGCTCGAACGCCTCCATGATGCGCAGGGTAAATTTCCCGCCTTGGACATCGAATTTGTAGGCGTTCTCTGCAGCCTCGTCGTCGACCAAGCGCACGCGAATGTAGGGAGCTTTCAGAGCGACCGGTTCCCCCATGGCAATGGCTTCCCGCAAGGGCGGATTGATTGTGACGCTCTCCCCGTCAACCGCGGTGATCCGGTACAGAAAGTCGTTGTACGAGAACTTGAGACCGGGCCGCAGGGCTTCGCCGCCGACCAATTGCACGATCCTCGCCCCTACCGGCGCGGCGATCGCCAGGGTTGGATCGCTACCAAGCCAGACAAGGAAGTCGCTTCCGCCGTCACTGACCAGAAAGTTTTCAGCTGCGTCATCCATCAGGAAGAATACGGAAGAGACCCCAATGTCCGGCACGTTCGTGTTGAGGACCGGAAGCCGGAACGTCCCGGAGGGACCCCGGAGCTCGTCAAGAAACGCCAGGAAGGCGTCGTGTTTTGTGCCCCATGCACCACGCGCCTTGTAGACGCACATCCACGCGCGGTTTTCGCGGTGGATCCATTGCTGGCGGCCATCCAGGCCAGGTCCGGCCGTCGGCGTCATCGTCCGGAGGCGCCACGGTTCAACCTCAAGGATTGAGATGTCCGCCGGGGTGGCGACCAAAACCATATCCTCAGCCCCCACGCCGCTGCTGTTCAGCCAGCCTGATGTTGTTCTCGTTGATCATCCGCCCGGAAATCTGCCCGGAGATCCTTTCGATGTAGGCAGAGATCTTTCCGTCATCGACGGTCAGACGTTGCGAAAATTCAAGCGAACCGCCCACGCCGCCGGCGGCCGGGGCAGAGGATCCAGAACCTCCGCCGGATGCCGGCCATGTCAGGCCCCCATCCGCGAGACGCGGGAAACGCCGTTGGCGGATGGCCTCCATGAAGTCGCGCCCGTAGTAATCCACCGCCATCTTCGGCTGCATGAATTCACCGACGGAGCCCCAGAGCAGGATATTGTCCTGCCGGCCGTGCCCCGTACCCGGGATCATACCGGCGGCCAATCCCGCAGAATTGGGCGTGCCGCCATTCGCCAGGCCGGGAATGTCTCCCCCCGCCGCTTTGCCTGGAATGGACCCTCCAACCGCCTTGAAGATGTTCGCGAAGCTGAAGCCAGTCCCACCGGTCAGGCCAGCCAGAAGAGATCCCAGCGTGTCCCAGACTGGATCCCATGCCAGGTCCCACAACTTTTCGCTGATGTGGTTCGCCATGTCGTCGACAAAGCCGGAGAAACCCTCACCGCCCGGGCGCAGGTTGTCGAATGCATTCCTGACCGCCGCCGTGGATTCTTCTACCTTGGCCAGATCCGCATCGTTGGCCGCCTGCCCCTCCTGCTGGGCGGCGGTTCTCTGGCCGATGGCTTCAGCCTGGCGCTTGTAGACATCGATCAGGCGCTCGCCATCGGCCGTCATCGTGGTATCGACATCGATACCCGCACGCTTTGCCTCGGTCAGGCGCTCATGGAGGAAGGTCAGCTTGGCTTGCTCGGCCGCTGTCTTGCCCAGCAGCATCGCCTCCAGCTGCAGCTGCGCCAGCTGCTCGTCGCCGGTGGCGACCATCTTGGCAATCGCCTCGGCCTCCTTCTCCAAGGCGTCGGTGCGTTCCGAGATCGCCGACACGTCACCGAAGGCCGCTGCCTCCTCTTCGCGACGCTTCCGGTTCTGGCCGCCGTTGTGACTTCCCAGAGCTGCAATCTGATCGGCAACATATTGCGACTGCCCGGTTTGTAGCGCTCCCAACACGCCGGACAGATCACCGCCTTGCCTGAACTCCCCCTCACCGTAATTGTGCAGAAGCGACGCAAGGGACGCTTTCTGGTCGGAGCTCAACGCCGCGAAAGCTGTCTCGCCTATCTGCCCGATGATCGTTTCGAAATAGGACGTGATCCGCCGCTGCAAATCCCGCTCAGCATCCTCGAAGCTGACCGGCACTCCTTCGGAAACCGACTTTGCTGGCCCTTCGGCTGGCGTGAACGTGTCGGATCCGTATCCCGCGCGCCAATGGTTCACGTCCCAATAGGGAGTGCTGACGAATCCGCCTTCGTTCCGTCGGATCAGCTCTTTTGCGGCGCCCATGCCGGACGCTCTGGCATCCGGAGGAGCAGACATTCGAGATTTGACATATCCGGCATAGGCATCGATCGATTTCTGGTTGCGCTTACCGGCTTCCGTCAATCGGTCGACTGCATCGGCGGCATCGCTGGCCCCATCTTCCACAGCTTGGAACGGGTTCTCGATGTCCGACAGCTCCTGCACCAGGTCCCAATTACCTTCCAGCGCAGCCTGCAGGATCTGGATCTGCTTCTCGGTGTCTGATGCCGCGTTGGCGAGACCGAGGAAATCCTTGTCCGTCTTGTCCACCAGAACGGCTGCGGCACGCTGCGCCTCGCGCATGGCGGCCGCCAGCCCGTCGAACGCGGTGTTCCAGGCGCTGGTTCCGGGGTCCAGCCCTTCAAGGGCCCCAAGCTCTTCGCCGAAGATGCCGACACTCTTGGCATAGGAAAGGATCGCCTGCTCCGATCCCGCAATACCCTTGCCCTCCTGCCGCGCGCGATCCAGCCGGTCCAACATCGAGGACACTTCATCGCCGACCGACAGGACCCGATCGTATGCCTCCACCACCTCCTGGATGGATGCGGCGCCGTCCCGGTACTTCTGGAGGACCTGGAAGGTTTCATCGAGATACCGGTTGTCAATTCCGGGGCTGCGCTGGCGGCCCTGGATGGCCTGCGTCAGGCTCAGGATCGTGTTGTCCAGCTCCGAACTGCGGGGAAGGATGCCACCTGCCAGGTCGCCGACCAGCTCGTCCCGCTTCTGCGTCAGCTCCCGGATACTGTCCTGCATACCCGCCCGGCTCTGGGCCAGCATCTTCCGGGTCGCCTCGCTGATGCTCTGCCCAAGCCCATCCTGCTCCTTCGCGGCGCGCTCGGTTGCCGCCCGATAGGTCTCGAGCGACTGGCTCGACTGATCCATGGCGGCTTCGGCACTCTCGATCCGGTCGGCGGTCTTGTCGACGTCAACGCCAAGAGCGAGGATCGAGGCCGCCGTGATCCCGAGACTGACCGGACCACCGAAGATCGCCAGGGCACTGCGGCCCGCCACGGCCATCCCCGCCAGCCGGCCCGTCGTTCCCGTCGCTGCGGCACCAACGCCCCTGAGCGAGGCCGCCACCCGCAGGTATTCCCGACGCATCACGACACCACGCGCGATCGCGAGGTTGACACCGCGCAGCACGAAATAGGTGGCGATCCCCTGCCCCACGCGTTCCACGACCTCTTCCACCGTTTCGAAATTGTCCGTGAGGAAGCGCAAGGCGGCCGTCAGCCGGTCCACGGTTTCCTCGGCGACATCCAGGCCGCCGTTGGTCGATGCCTCCAGCTGCAGGGCTTCCCAGGCCGCGCTCAGCTCTTTCAGCGCGCCGGCATACCCTTCCAGCCTGACCTGCGCCTGGCCTTGCGCAGACACCTCGCCCATCGCCGACGCCAGGTCGCGGAACCCGTCCGCCCCGGTGTCGGCCAGCAGGAGCGCGGTGCGCACCGCATCGGTTCCGAAGATCTTCTGAAGGGCGTCATTCCTGGCCGCGTCGGATAGCCCAGCAATGCCGTCCTGCAGCTCCCCGGCGATCTCGGCCATGGATTTCATATTGCCCTGGGCATCGAAGAATTCGAGCCCGAGCTGATCCATCGCTTCGGCGGCCTGCTTTCCCTGTGGGACCAGACGCGCCAGGAAGTTCTTGAAGCTGGTGCCGGCATCCGATCCCGAAGCAAAGCCCGAGGCTGTCGCGGACAGCGCGGCAAGGAAATCCTCGACATTGACCCCGAACTGGCCCGCCACGCCGCCGGCCTGGCCGACGGCCAATCGCAGGTCGTCGAAACCGAACTTCGACTTCAGCGCCGCGCCCGCAATCAGGTCAGCGATCCTGGGCAGCTCTTCGGCCTGCAGACCGAACTGCTGCATGATATCGGTCGCCAGATCGGCACTCGGTGCGAGATCGCCGCCAAGCGCGCCGGCCATGGCCAGCGTCGCGTCCAGCGCACCGCCCAGGATGGCTTCCACGTCCAGGCCGTTCTTGGCCAGGACCTCGATGGCATCGGCCGATGCCATCGCCGTGAACGCGGTCGTGGCGCCCATCTGGCGCGCCTTGTCTTCCAGCCGGCCCATGTCATCTATACCGGCGCCGGTGGCCGCCTCGACGCGCTTCATGGCCGCCTGGAACTGCTTGCCGACCTCCAGGGACGACTTGCTGAACGCCGCCATGCCACCGAGGATCGCCGCAGGGCCGAGAAAACGCGTCAGGCGCTGCAGCGCCGGGATTTCCTGGCTGATCGAATGCAAGCCCGTCTTCAGATCCCGCGCCGCACGATCGGTGGCCCGAAGCCCCTCCGACGCCGGCTTGCCGGCTTGCTGGATCCGCCGAAGCGATCCCTCGCCCGACTTGCCCAGGCGACGGAGATCCGCCTCAAGCTGCGCCATGCCAGCACTGCCGAGCCTGACCGTGTAGTTGCGTTGTGACCTGCTCACGTCTTCTCCTTACGCTGCTCTTCAGCGGCGTCGAACATTCCGGCCTCCCAGTAGGGGAGGAAAAGGGTTGCAAACTGTCGGGAGATCCCGCGCCCCTCCAGAAGGGCCAGGGCCGCACCGGCATCGAGGCCGGTGAAGCCATTCATTCCAGCCCGGCGCTGTCCGCCCAACGCGTTGCTGGCTTCCAGAAACGCCCGGGCTTCGATCGAGCGCAGGCGGTGCTTGTCTTCAGGGCACGCGCCCTCGCCCCCGTAGCGCGCGCAGGCATATCGCGGATCATCCGCGCAACCTTCGCAGTGCTTGAGGCCGCCGGTCAGGCGGTACTTTGCGAGGGCGCGGAGGGCTTTCCCTCGCGGGCAACCTCCTGGAACGGCACCATCAGGCTCTGCTGAAGCATCTGGATGATGCCCGGAAAGAGCTCGAACGCCTGGCCGATGTGTTCGGCGTCAAAAGGCGCCGGGGATCCGTCTTCGGCTTCGATGCCATCCCAGCCGGTTCCGAAGCGGCGGATCAGCAGGCGCACCAGGTTGGCGGCTGCCCGGCCGCGAAGGTTGTCTTCGACCTCCGGGGCAACGTCCTCGTCGTCTACGGCTTCGAGCTCCACCGCCATCATTGCCGGCATGCCATCCCTGGCCAACCGCATGGCTGCGGCCTCCGCCTCCTTGAAGTCGGCGAAGCTGAAGGGGCGGAAGCTGAAGGACACGCCATAGCCCACCTCGATCGTCCGCTCGGCCGCGATCGCGCGGCCCAGTCTCAGGGCCATGATCAGCTCGCGTTCGCGTAGTCGGCCGTCAGGTTCTTCAGCGTTGCGGTCAGCACCGTCTGGCCGGACCCCGGGCGATTGGTCCGGAAGTTGTAGCTGGTGCTGATGATCCCGCGGTTGTCGACCGCCGGGCCCGTCCGTTCAAGGCGCACATTCTCCGCGAGGATCGCCAGTTCGTAATCGGCCGAGACCGTCCATTTCATTGCCAGCGCGAACGGCGTCCCGTCGTTGGCGAGATCGTAATAGTTCGCATCGCGGAAGCGCGCATCGAGCGAGCCGGTCAGCCCCCACATACCCCAGTCGACGCCGGCGCCGGTCGCCAGGCCGTTCAGCGTCTCCTGATCCATCTCGACACCAGAGTTCAGGGTCATGGACACGCCCGTCACCCCGGCGGCCTCGGATCCATCGATCAGACACGTCCCGACGAAGCCCACCGGCACCGGGTCCGGGCTGTAGGCCACCGGCGATGCGTCGAGCGTGGCACCCGCCTTGACCTCTTCCCGGCCGATCACATTGAACGTGGCGCGGGCCCGTTCACCATTCTTGCGCGCCTGGATCTCGAACCCGGTATAGGCCAGGCTGTCGCTGGTGAAGTGCTGCGCGATCCGCGTGTAGCTGACACCATTCGTTTGCAGCAGCGGCGAAGGCGCAGGCGAGGTCTTGAAGATATGCTGGAACTTGCCCGTCGACGGCTCGGACGTGACCGGTGCCCCCAGCAGGGCTTGCAGGTGCCAGCCAATCGAGTTCAGCGCCATGGGCACCACCACATTGCCGCCGACACTGCGAAGTCCCGCCACCGTATCGCCCGGATAGGCATCGCCGTAAATCGCCTCGTCTTCGCCCAGATCTTCCGTCGGCGTGATGCTCCGGGTGTAGAACGGCAGAGCATAGTAGGCCCCCGCCGCCGCAGCCTCGGCCGTGCCGAATGCGCTCTGAAGGCGGGCGAGGAGCTTGGCCTCGTCACCACGTGCGTTGCTCATGTCTGTGTCTCCATCGGATTATCAGAGGTTTCGTAGAAGAGGGTCACCTGAACGAGCGTTCCGCGCAGGCTGTCCGCGCCCTTGAAGGGCATGTTCTCCGGCTCAAGCGGGGGGCCGAGCAGGAGGTAGTCGACAAGGCCGCCCAGGGTGGACCCGTTCAGGATCATCGCGGTCTGGGAAAGCGCGGCGTCGACAGCCGCATTCCTGGCATCGGCACTGTCCGCGTCCACAACATGGCCGAGCACGATGACCCGTTCCCACTCACGGATCCCCGTCCCGAGCTGGAACCCGGTCTCGTCCGGATCCCCGAGCGTCACCGTGATCAGGCCGCCGGCTGGCACCACCAGGGCTTTGTCCGGCTCGCGCTCCACGGTCGCCGCATGCGCGGACAGGGCCGTCACCAGCCCCTGCACGATCGCCTCGTGGCGCGTGGTCATTTCAGGCGTCCCCTGCTCTGCATGCGGCGGAAGCGCGGGCTGTTGCCCAACTCCTCGAACGCCTGGTCGATCAAGCGGACTTCTCGCCCCGCCCAATCCTCGATGATCGCATCCGGGTCGATACGCTTGCCCAGCCGAACCTGCGGGACCAGGAAGAACATCACGACGGTGGACAAGCCGTGGCCTGTCTCCAGCGCCTTCTTGCTGCGGGACAGCGCATAGCCGCTGCGGCTGTTCTTTCCCTTCGTCTGCCGCTGGTTGTCGACCACCAGAAGCGGCGGCTTTCCATTCCGGGCGACAAAACGAAGGGGCCCGAAGCGATGTTCCGGCCAGTTTTCCGGCGTGACGCGCTTCCGCTTGTACTTGAGCCTTCGGACATCCTCGGTGGGCACCGCCAGGAAATGTCCGGAATTCGATTTGATCGGCGTGCCTTCGGCAAAAGCCGCCACCAGGTTATCAGCGTTGGTCCAGATGAGGCCGGCCGTGGACAGCGAGTCCCCGGTGCCGGGATAGATCTTCGACCGCCAGGCATTGGCAACGCGGTTTCCCAGCTCGGACCGCGTCTCGGCGCGCAAGGCAAACTTCATTCCCTCGGCCGCCCGCCGCCGACCCAGGGTGACGGCCGCCTCTGCCAGAGCCAGCTCGTCTTCCATGAACTGTTCGAGGTTGCCTTGCAGCGCAGCATCGAGCCGCATCAGGAGACCTCCACCGTGTCGAGCATGACCTTGAGCCGGCGCGGATCCCGAACCTCTGCGTCCTGCACCTTCCGGCGCTCTGCCCCGATCGCAAGGATGGCGCCCGTGCCGAAGCTGCCCCAGTCGCCGGCCTGTATTTCGAACATGCCCGTCGGCTTGCGCATGCTGACCCCGCCCGGCGCCCAGTCCACATTCATGTCCGGGCGGGCGGGCAGCACCTTCACGGCCAGCGCCACGCCATCCGGATCGAGGACGGCGTCAATGCCGTGGCAGCGGAATGTCGTCGCCACGGACCGCGCGAAAGGATCAGACATCAGATCTTCGACTTATCGACCGGCGGCGATCAGCTATCGCCGCTGCCGGTCGAGGTATCGCCCGCGCCGTCACCAGCCCCGGTCTGGCCACCATCATTCGCGCCGGTATCTCCGGTCTGCTGCGCCGCGCCGCCCGAAGCGGTATTCTTCTCGGTAGCAGGCTTCTTGGCCGGGGCGGTGCCGGAGGCTTTTTCGTCGGCGGCGGCGGCTTCCACATCGGCCTTTTCCGTGATGCGGCCGTGGCCGGCGCTCTCGATTTCGGCGGCCACATCGCCGGGAACGACGCCGCGCCATCCGATCGGCAAGGTGCGGGACCGCGACGCGTCCAGCTGATAGGTGTGCGGACGGTCCATGATCACGCGGACCTCTTTCGAGGCAGCTTTGGTCTTTCTGGCCATGTCGGCCTCCTTTCGGGGTCAAGATCGGCGCCGGCCCGAGCCGGCGCCAAATGTCGTCAGGGAGTTTCAGGCCGATCAGGTCGAGGAATGGCCGCGCACCAGGGTGCCCGGGCGGACGCAGAGCGGGATGGTCTGGGTCTGCACCTCGACCTCGACGGTGCGCTTCTTGACGTCGACCATCGAGTAGAACGGCAGCCCGGGGGTGTTCACCGTCTCGATGTAGTCGGCCGGCGCATTGTACTGGCGGAAGGTCTGCTGGGTGCCAACCGGGAAGAACCGCGCGTCGCCCTCGGGGATGAAGCTCTGGTTCACGACGCTTCCATCCTCCTGCGGGACCGGACCATTGGCCAGGTACTTCTCCCAGACGACGCCCTTCCATTCGAAGCCGCCCGAGACATCGGCCCGCTGGGGATCGGCGCCGCGGGTGTTCTCGAAATACTTGTAGCGCTCGCGGAAGTCCGCGTGGCCCATGAGCTTGGTCCAGAAGGTCGGCGAACACAGGGCATGCACCGACGTCATGGTGTCACCCAGCATGTTCAGCCGGATGTGGTCGGTCACCTCTTCGACCTTGGCGCCCAGGTCGGTGGTTCCGGTTCCGAACACGAAGTCGACAACCTTCTGCGTGATGCCGAACTCGGTGAAGAGATTGGTCAGAACCGTGCCGTCGGCATCCTTGACCTGGCCCTGCAGCGCACCGGCGCGCAGGTATTCGCGCGTGATGTCGATCGACGACCGCAGATCGACCTGGCGTTCAGCCACGATATCCATGACCTGGACCAGTTCGGTCGCCGACCCGAAGGCGCGCAGGTTCTGCACGTCGTCGGCGGTGATATTGCTGGTCAGGGCGAAGCGGTGGGTGCTGAACGGGCGCAGGTCCCGCTTGCCGATGCGCGCACCGGGAACGCGGGAGCCGCGCTCGGACGACTGGATGATCTGCAGCACGCCGTTTTTCTGCTCGACCTGGAACATGGTCGTCCGGATGGGGCGATCACGGAACAGGCCCATGGCGCCGATCCGGCCCCACTGGTTGGGGATGAGGTTGACCGCATCGGTCATATCGGCGATGCCGAACGCATCGTCGTTGAAGATGTCCAGCATCGCTGGCTCCTTTTCATGTCAGGGAAACGGGATGCTGCCGGGCGGCGCATCCAGGTGCCTGGGCCCGGGCATCTCGCCCGCGCCGGCAAAAGATCACTCGTCGGTGACGATCCCGAGCGCGGCCAGGGCGGCCAGGGCCGTCGTGCGCTCGCCCGCCGTGTCGATCGAGGCGTGATAGTTCAGAGCCTGCCGGCGCACTGTGGCATGGCGCACCACGATCAGGGCTTTCTCGACGTCGGCCGACGCGGCCGCCGCATCGGCCAGGAGAACCGCAACCGGATCTTCCGAACCGTCCGATGCCCCCGGCGCGCTCAGCGCAAACTTTCCGCTGGCCGTGATCTTGCCGAGAACAGCCCCCGCGGTCAGATCTGCGCCGGCCGCAATGGTGGCAGTCTCGCGGCTGTAGAAATTGTCGGCCTCGTAGAGCAGCACGTCACCGATGTGCGTGCCTTCGGTCTTGGTGGGCATGGTGATCTCCTTTTACCCTTACCGCCGACAAGAACGTCGGCACTGCTGCCAGGATCAGCTGGCGAATTTCGCGCGAACGCGGTCGGCCATGCTCGGACCCGGATTTGCCGCGTCGCCCTGCGGCACCGCCAAATCGGTGTTCTCGCCAGCCATCTTCGCGGCCAGCCCGGGCTGCGCCTTGGCCGCGGCGGCCATGACGGCGCCGGCGGCTTCGACCGACATGTCGGTCTCCAGCGCCAGGTGCCGGGCCAGGCCGTCCCGGCCCTTGGCCTCGGGATGATCGAAGATCCCGGCGATCCGCTTGCGCGCGTCCGGCGCATCCGCCTGCGGTGCCGGGGCTGTGTCGTTCGTCGCCTCGGGTGTCGGCTGGGCCCCATCGGCATCCGGCGCCACGACGTCCTCGGACGCGTCGGCAGCGGGATTGTCGGTTTTCGTGGTCATCGGATTTTCCTTTCTGCTGTCCGATCTGGCGCGGGACGTGCCTGCCGCGCCTGCAGGTCCGAGATCAGCGACGAAGGCGGCGAAGGCATCCTTCGGATGAATCACCTCGTCGGCCAGGCCGACTTCGACGGCGGTCTCTCCAAGGTAGGTTTCGGCTTCGGTGGCCAGGGCCGCGTCGGATGACAGGCGATCGCCACGGCCCGCCCCGACCTCGCCGCAGAAGATCTGGCGCAGCGTCTCGGCCTCGGCCTTGAACTTCTCCCGGACATCTTCCGGCAACGCCTGGTACGGATTGCCCTCGCCCTTGTGGGCCCCGGCCTCGATCAGGGTTACCCGGAAGCCGGCCGCTTCCATCGCCTCGCTCATGTCCACGTGCATCATGATCACGCCGATCGAACCGCAGGACCCGCTGGGCGGCACCGCGATCCGATCCGCCTGGGACGCGATGGCATAGGCGGCGGACATGGCGTTCTCCGCCACGATCGCGAGGATCTGTTTTTCCCCACGGATTTCCCGGATGGTCTTTGCCAGGCTGAAGGCGCCGGCCGCCTCGCCACCGAAGCTGTCGATCTCCAGCACGATCCCGCGCACGCGGGTGTCCCGCGCGGCTGCCTCGACCTGGGCGGCGATGCCTTCATAGGAGGTCTGGCCGCTCGACTGCCCGACCCAGGACCCGCGATGGATCAGCGCCCCGGTCACCGGCACAACAGCCACGCCGTCGCGGACCGCATAGCCCCGGCCGCTTCGCTCCATCTGTTCGCCAACCGATCCGTCGAGGATCGATGCGAACGGCTTTACCGTCCGGTAGGCCGATGCCGGAACCTCGGCGTCGAAGCCGTCCAGAACGGGGGCCATGCCCGTCAGTCGTGGCCCGAACCCTGCCACGAAAGCCCGGGCCTTGGCCTGGTGCATCAGAAGGGGCGTGTTGAACGCCCGCGAGAAGATCAGCGGATTGAGCATGTGTCAGGTTCCCGTGGTCTCGTCGTTCAGCGACGGACCGCCATTGTGGCCGATGAGCTTGGCGAAGCTCTCCTGCACCGGGTGAAGAGATCCTTCGGGAAGGATCGCGATCTCGCGTTCGATCTGCGCCATGTTCTCGACCCAGTCGGACCCGGTCAGCTCGGCCGCCTCCTCTTCCAGCGTCGAAAGACCAAGCGCGACCCGCATGGCCGCTGCCTGGGCCTCTTTCACCGGATCGACGAACCCCTTGCCGGATCCGATCCATTTCGCCCGGCTGTAGGCCGCCCAGTTTTCCTCGAACGGCGGCGCCCCGTCTGGAAGGGAAATTCGACCGAAATCCACCTCTTCCTCCAGCCAGGCCATGAAGAACGGCTGGCAGAAGCCCTGGGCGAAGGCGACGCGCCGCGCCGTCCAGCCGCGCCAGATCTCCACCATGGCGGCACGTGCCGAGCTGTAATTCGTCTTCGACCAGTCGGCCGCCAGCTGCTCGTAGGAGATCCCGAGGCCGGATGCGATCTGGCGCAGCACCGCGCTGCTGAACGCGGAGAACTGCGCCGCCGGGCGGGCAGTCTCGACCATGCCGATTTCATCGCCGGGAAAGAGCCCGGTCAGCTTGGCACCGCCGACGTGCACGCCGTCGCGCTGCGAATAAAACTCCTGCCGGTCCATCTGGTAGGCAAGGAACGGCCCGGCATCACCCTCGCCGAACATTTCGTCGATCGCATCGGGGCCGAGCGGCGTCTTCACATAGGCGGCGAGCGCCGCGTTCAGGATCGCCGCCTGCAGTTCGGTCCGGGCATATTGCCCTTCCATGCGCAACGTTTCGATGATCGGGGCAAGCCGCGAGATCCCCCTCGTCTGGCCGTCCCGCATCTTGTCGAAGAAATGCAGGACCCTCGGCCGGCCCCAGTTCGTGTCCCGGATGAACCGGCGGTGCCCCATGTCCCGCAGATCGAAATACGGCGATTTCGGATGGCCCTGCCGGAAATGATAAGCCACCGCCGCGCCGCTTTCGTCCATCTCCACGCCGCCGCGAAACCCGGCCGTCTCCATGGCTCCGTCCGGCATCGAAAGGAGATCTGGATCGACCACCCGCAGGGTCGTGTGGGTCAGCCGGTCGGTCTTCCAGCCGATCAGTCCGATCGCATCGCCTTCGGTCAGGTAGTTGCGATAGGCCATCGCGAACATCTGGCCGGCAGTCTGCGCCCGCGTGGTGTCGCACATCTTCCTCGGATCGTCCGCGTAGCTGCGCCAGCGCGCTTCGACCAGTCGCTTGAACTCTGCCGCCCATTCCGGGCTCAGGCCTAACGCCTGCCAGTCTGGCTTGAGCAGCGGCCGGAAGGTCGCGCCGATGACAGCATCGACTTCCTTCGCCACACCGCCGGCGGCCCAGCCGTTGTTCCTGGTCAGATCTCTGGCCCTGGCCGTCACCTTGTGCCGATTGCGGAGAACCTCGCCGTCGGCGCTGCCCTGCGGAGGCTGGAAGTTAACCATGGCTTCCGAGGTATCGCCGCCGGCGACGTAAGCCGACCCGCCCATGAAGCCGGTTCGCTCTCGCACCCCGAAGCTGCTGGCCTTCGCCTGTGGGGCGGACGCGGCGGCGGCGCGGCGGGACTTGAACACGGCATCCATCAGAACGTCACCCGGCGGACCGCGCGCGGCGCGCATTGACCCAGCTGCCGCTTCAGCGTGTTGATGTAGCGTTGGAGCGCACCCTGGTCGGCCGCCTTGTACTCGGTCCGATGACCGTCATAGGCAATCACCACCTCGCTTTCGCCGATCATGAGGCGGTGCAGCGCGTCTTCCGCTGCCGTCAATTGAGCCGTCAGCTCTTCATCAGATGCCATTCAGAATCCCCGAAAGCGATTTCGTTTTGCGGACCGGCCGGTTCTCGGCTTCTGCCCCCTTCGTCTCATCGACCTCGGCAACCCGGGCCGCCGGCGCGTCGAACAGGTCACCCTGCTGATCGGCCGGCCGCGCGCTGCGCGCCTCTTCGAGCCGGTCCCATTCGTCGTCCGTCATCGACGCCCATCCCTTCCGGCGGGCGGCCGCTTCGGCATAGAGCGCGGTGTCCAGCCCCTCGTTGCGACGGGATGGCTCGGCCAGGTCCCACCGCGCCACCATCACGCCGGTGCGGGTCCTGCTCAGGATCTTCACCTCGGATGTGATCTGCCGGTAGAACTCGTCCCCGAGACCGCGGGCGAAGCGGCAAAAGCCGCGCGCCGCCGGGTCCTCGACCTTGAGCCAGTTGTAGTAATTGCCCTTCATCTGGGAGACGTTCAGCATGAAACCGCGCTTGTCGCGCTTCTTCCGCTTCCCGTCCTTCCGGCGCTCGAACTTCATCGGCATCATGATCGGGCCGTTCTGGGTCGACGCCCCCTTGACCACGATCACCCGGGCCATCGGGTGCGTGCGCGCCCAGCTCCAGACATCATCCGTCCAGGTGCCGCCGTCGATCGCCAGCGCATCCAGCTGCAGCGGCAATCCCAGGGCCGTCTTCCAGGTCCGCTTCAACTGAGCCGACAGCGCAGCTCGGCCGTCCTCGGACCCGACATGATGGGGGATAACGACATAGTCGATCGTCCACCGCTGCCGGTTCCGCCCGAAGGCACAGACGTGCATCTCCATGTGCTCTTCCTGGCAGTCCACGCCCGCCGCCAAGAGAAAGCCTCCCACGGGCACGACACCGACCGGGAGAACCCCAATCTCTTCATCGTCTTCCTTCGCGTGTTCAGTCCGGTCCCGGAGCGCTTCCCAATCGGGGGCATCCGAGGCCTGCTCGAACGGAAGGCCAAGAACGTCATTCCAGAACACCTGCTCGGTCTCTGTCTCGACGTCGTCCTTCTTCGCCGCGTCCGCCGACGTGTTGGCCACAAGCCGCGTCCAACCCATCATGATGGCGTATTGCTGCGCCACCGACGCCCAGTCCCGCATCGGCGCATAGACGCGCCAGAAGAAGAACCCGGGATGATCTCCCCTCGGGTTGCGCGCCTTCCATTGCCCGGCCCGGACGATCCGTTCCCGATGGCTCTGACGGATCGCCTCCTGGCAGCGTTCGCAGGTGAAGTGCGCGGCGTGCAGACGCTCCGGATCAATGCTGGCCAGGAAGTTCTCCCAGGTCAGGGCCTGGAAGTGGCCGCAGTGCGGGCACGGAACCTCGAAATACCGCTGATCGCTGCGGGCGAACGCCCTGCTGATCCGGCAGGTGCCCTTGATCAGCGGCGTCGACACCCGAAGGATCTTCGCGTCTTCGAACCCGGACGCCCGGCTTTCGGCCAGCGGCTCCGGGTCCCCCTTGTCGGTCATGTCGTACTTTGCCACGTCGTCCATGATGACCAGGCGGCGCGACGTGCCAGTGAGCGATGCCGGCGATCCGGCCGACACCGTCTTCAGCGTCCCGTTGCGGTCCAGCGTCTCCTGGTCCGTGATCGTCTCGTTCGCGGATCCCGTCCCGAAGATGCGCCGCAGGGATGGCGCCGTCCGGCACATCCGCAGCCACTTCGTGGTCTTCCACTCTTTCGCCGCCTGGTCCGTCGGATGCACCACCAGGCTGTCGAGCGCGGTGTATTCGTGCCAGGCTCCCAGAGTCGGATGGATGATCGACACCGTCTTCCCGATCTGGGCCGATCCCATCACCGTCACCTCTCGGCTCGGATGCTCGGGCGAAAGTACCTCGTGGATTTCCCGCAGGAACGGAAACCGATCGATGTCGAACGGGCCCGGCACCGGGGATCCCTCCGGAAAGACCACGTTCTCTTCGCACCAGCGCGTCAGGTCCGGCGGCGGCGGAGGGCGCATGGCCTGTGCCAGCGCGGAGGCAACAATCGCCTCGGCCGGGGCAAGGAATCCCATCAGATTTGCTCTGCCTGTTCGGTGGCGGTCATCCCGGCGGCCTCAGCCACCCGATCAAGCGCCTCCGCGCGCTTTTCCCGGTGGGCCCGGAAGGTCCTGAGCATGATCGCCCGAACCACCTTGAAATCCACCTCGCATTCATCGGCCACCTGGCGCGCGGCATCGCGGATCACGTTCTCGAATTCCGAGACCTCTTGGGCGATCTGCCGGCGCGTCTGGATCGCGACCTCGGAAGCCAGGACATAGCTGCCCTCGGCCTCGGCGTTCTGACGGCGGAGCCGGCGGGCCTCCTCTTCTGCCTTCAGCGTCCGCGCCATGTTGTAACGATCGCTGTCGTCCGACGGCAGCTGCGACGCACCGTTTCCGCCCCGCGGCTCGGGCGCCGCGCCAGCGTCCACGGCGTCGATCGCCTTCCTCGTCCCTGCCCCGTTGCCCATGAGCTGCCCGGGGTCCAACCGCTTTCCGAGCGCGGCGGCCGCCTTGGACAGGTCGAACCTGCGATTGCGGCCGTCCCCCTCGAAGCAACCGTCGAGCTTGCCCTCGGAGACGTATTGGCTGATCCGACCCTTGGTCACGCCGAACTGTTCAGCCAGGGCCGTTGCGGACAGAAGTGTCATTAAACTCCGTGGTTTAGGCTTTGGTTGAGGTTTAGAGGGCCGAAACACATGCGCTCAGCCGCCCCGTATACGCCCCGAATCCCAGGAAGGACCCGCGATTTTGCCGAAATCGGCCGATTTCACGGGGCAAGGCACTGATTTCGCGTCATTTTTCAGAGGGTCGGGCGGATCGACATCCAAACCCGGGGCAATGCCCGGCATCCGGCCGGGAATTCGTGGCCACCCGCCCCGCCGCTGCAGGTGGCCGTCTGTCCGTCGCGCCTGTCGGCTTGCGCGCCCGAGGTATGCCTGAAATGGAAAGCGCCCGGTCGGATCTCTCCGCCGGGCGCACTTCGGTTCGCAGGCAACATGTCAACGATCCTACATTCCGTCAACGACTTTTTCGCACACCGTCGTCAAACCAAACCCTCTGGTCCTCCCGACATCAGTCCAGCATCGCCTTGGAAAGAGCCTTTTTCGCAGCGCTAACGCGTTTCTTCACAGCTGCAAGTTCTTCATCAATAGACAGGTAAGCCACCAGCGCGCGCTCAACATCGGTGCCACTGACGATTGATGGAACCAGATCGATTCTTTCGATTTGCCCTCCGGTAACATCATCGATGTTCCCCTGAAGGATATTCAATCGATGCTTACAAACCTGCCCGTTCTTTCCAGCGGGGCAGCTGCACTTACAGATCAAATTATCTCCCGCACGCACGAAGCTGATACCGTAAATTTCACCGCTAGAGGATGAGGTTACCTCCAACAACAATGTCGCGTCCGCCATTATTTACTCCGGGTCATCAATTAACGCCATTCACGAGTAATACTATCAGAGCTTCAAAACGAAGCTAGATGCGGAACTCTACAAAAGGTCAGCTACGGACCTTCTGGGCCACCTCACCAACGTTCCATGGCGCGATCGGAGGTAGATCATCCGTGACCTCGAAAGCCGTCAGATCGGAACGGATCCGAAACGTATCGCGCAGCATCGCCAAAGCCATCCGCCACTGCAGCCATGCCCGCCGAGCTGCCGCTACCTCTCGCGCCGTCCCTCGATAGGTCACCAGGCAAACATACCCATCGTCGCGTCCAAGCTGCGCCTCTGGCCACCGGCCCAACCGGGCATCCCCGTGCCAGAAGGATCTGGCCGCGAACTTTCCGCGCCAATGGTTCTTCCACTCCACCGGCTCGCACCGCGGTGTCGCTTCTCTTCCCCAGCCCGGCATCATTCGCAACCTGGCACACTCGGCAATCTGCAGCGCCATCCGCTGCCCGCCGACCGCTTCCGGCAGGTTCGAGACGGCAGACGCCACCAAGTCCGCGTCGGGGTGGGACGCCGACCGACCGCCTCCATCTACCGAGCACCCAAGGTTGTGGCGCTGCATCAGGATGTATTCCATGCCAACACCCGGCCGCTCACCTGCTGTCGACGCCAGTTCGTTGAAATCCAGTGACACCCTCTCGACAGCGAAAGCCCAGACCAGCAGATCCCAAATGGATGCCTCCCGCTTGCCGATGCGACTTGGCCGGACCTCGCTTGCAACCGGAATCTTCTCCGATAGGCCCATGTTATCGCACCTCTCTGCTCAATACGATTTTCCGCAGGTCGGCGTCCCGCGTGCGATACCGATCGAGCCAGGCCCGATCCTCCGGCGAGACGGTCATGGCCAACGCCAACCGCTCCTCGATGACCTGGACACGCCGCGCGTTCTGGCGCGCGTGGTCGGCGATCAGGTTCATCTCACCCGGGCGGACCGGCGGCCGCCGGCGTTTCTCGAAGAAGTCCGCCGTCTCGACCAACGTGCCGGCCTTCAACGCCTTGGGCCCCTCGACCGATGCGAACCAGCGCCGCAGCGCCGGCAGCTCGTCGACAGGGCGCGGCTGGACGATCTGGGCCATGGCCCTGAACGTGGCCAGCCCGGGCCACAGGTTGCGCGCCGGGCCTTCGCCGTGGATCTCGACCATCCCCCGCAGAACCGCCAAATCGTGGTCGGTCAGATACGCCAGGTCATCGGCCAGCCGATCGAGGGCCTGAGCATGCGCCGCCTGATCCTCCCCGCGCTTCAGTCGAAACCCGAGACCGTCGAACAGCAGCGACCGGACCCGGTCCCTGTTGCTGACGGTGCCTTCCTGATCTTTCTCAGCATGGCCGGTGGTCGTCATCAGATGAACCCTCTTCGCTTGAGCGTCTCGGCATCCACAAGTTCGAGGGTCAGGATCCGCTGGATAACGTCCCTCGAAAGTGCATTCTGGGGGATGAACGAATCGGCTGAAATCTTGTCAGCCCAGAACCTCGCCTTTTCGTCCAAATCGGCAGGTCCGCGTTTATGGTTTATATATGGTTCTATATAGGGGGGGGCACCCATGCCCCCCTTTCCACGCACTGATGCCCCCCTTTTGGTTTTCGAAAGGGGGGCATCAGCTCCCCCCTTTTTGGGGTCATAAAGGGGTGCACCAGTACCCCCCTTTTGCAGGTTGTAGACCGTCGCGCCCGGCTTCTGATTTTCGCTGTCAAGCGTTTTTTTGTCCCCCGCTCTGAGAGGCACAATCCGGGCCTTTGACAGGAACTGGATCCGGGCTGCCCTGCCCCGCCCTCCGACGCCGCCGGTTGCCCGCGATATCCATCCCGCCGCCGTCAGCTCGGCCAGGGACCGCTTGACCGTGTCCACGGAAACGCCGAGGTTCGCCGCCAAGGTCGACGGCGACGGATAGCACTCGCCCGTCTTGTGGTGCGCGTATTCCAGCGCCAGCGCGTGGGCCAGCAACCGCACGGTCGTCGACAGGCTGTGATCCAGCCGTACCGCCTTCAGCCAGTGGAAGCGGGCCTCGCGCCATTGCTCCGACGGGATCACCCGCATTTCCGCTGCATATCCTGCCCAACTCGTCATCCCGACAGCCCCCGCAACCGGTGCCAAAGCTGTTGGGCCCTGACGCTCGAAATTCCATGAGTGTCACACACCACCGAAAGCGCGGCGAACCGGCCGCCCGAGGCCAGGATATCGGCGGCAAGCCCCGCCGGTATGTCCGGGCCACTGACGGCCGCCGAGGCGGTCTGCGCGCCCTCGGTCGGCGCCACCGCCGTCACCCGGCGCACCGGCTTCTTCTCGACCGCAGGCGCCGGTGGCGCCGACCGCCGGCGCTTCACCCCACCCGGAATCGAAGGCAGCCCGGATCGCCGCGCCCAGGCGCGTATCGTCCAGCTGTTCACCGCGTAAGCGGTCGCCAGCCCTCGCACCGAGGTCGCTTTGAGCCACCTGTCCGGGAAATCGCCCGGGACCTGGTACTTCGCCCTCGATCCCCCGCGCGGTCGACGCGGCAGGCCAAGAACCCGGCTCCAACGTCCGATCGTGAAATCAGAGACGCCGTAAAGGTCGGCAAGCTCCGCAACAGGCCGCCCGCCCAGCCAGTTCTCCCCGAAATCATCCGGAATCGGCTGCGCCATTGGACGGCGCCCGCGCGGCCCCAGCCCGATCTTCTTCGCCCAAGCCGTCATGGACTTGGGGCTGACGCCGTATTTCTCGACAAGATGCGGCAGGGGCACCGGCCCGAACCAGTCATCCCTGAACCCATCCGGCACCACTCTTGTCCTTCGCGGCGGCTTCCGGGGCGGAAGCCCCAGCAGCCCGGCCCACCGGACAATCGTGTCCGCGTGCACGCCGTATTTCGCGGCCAGGTCAGCCAACGTGTCCGGCCCGTTCCAATCGTCCCGGAGTGTTCGCGGGATATCAGACGCCTTTTTCCGCACCTTGCAGGCGCGCGCGGGCAGCCCCAGGTCTCTCGCCCAACGATGGATGACGCCGTCTGAAACGCCGTATCGACGCGCCAGCCTGGAAACCGGCTCTCCAGCGTCCCACCTCAACGAAAAACCCGGCGGGCCAAAGCTGCGCGGCGACCCCGATCCGTCAGCCATCTGCAGCCTCGTTCCGCATGCGCTCCACCGCGTCGGCGAGCGCGCGCAGCTGCGCCGGCGTCTCGGCGGCGGCAAAGCCGGATATCAGGGACGGCGAGATTGTCAGGCCCGGCTCATGGATCCCGAAGGCAACGCCCGTTTCCGGATGCCATGTGACGCGCCATAGCCACGGCCCGACCATCAGCTCGACCGCGCGGACGGGCGCTATCACCTGCGCACCGCTCACCAGGCGTACCCGCTGACGGACTCGCCCGCCTCGGCACGGTCGGCGTCGCGAACGGCGTTGGTTGCATGCACCACGCTGCCGGGATTGACGCCATATCTCCGCGCGATCCTGGCAGCGCTGAGGCCTTCGTTCCGCAGCGCGATCCATTCGAGGGTCCGCTCGTCACTCTCGCGGCTGCGCGGTTTCGGGCGGGACGTCAGGTCCGGCTTTGGAGCATGATCACGCATCGCCGACCTCCATGGCCTGCCGCACTTCAAGGGCGCGGATCGTGGCGGTTGCGAGGTTTGCGACGTCCTGCCATTCGGCGATGGCCTGGGCGGTGCTGCCGCGCTTGGATAGCGCCAGCGCGGCGGCCACGGCCTCGCCCGCCTCCTTCGACATGGCGCCGGCGGCGTCGATCACGTCCAGCGGTTTGGCGGGCTGCAGGTCCTGGATCCGCGCGTACATGGCCAGCGTCACCGGGAACCGCCCCGTCGCGTCTTCAAGCGCCAGAACGTCCTTGATGGTCCAGTTCCGCTGCTCTTCCATCTTTCGACTGATGGTGCTTGCATCAGTCCCGCAACCCCAGCGCTCGCTGATATAGCTCGCCGCGCTTGCCAGCTTGCTGGTGCCGGACACCAGGCCGCGCATGTGCATGTGAATTGTCTGATAAACCTGCATGGCAACCTTTTTGCGTTGGATGTTTCGCTGTGCTGCCGCATGTAGTGAGCATGCAGAGCGATTGGATCAGATCAGGGGGAAGTCGGGGCGGTCATTCGGCCGCCTTCATGTGTCCAGATTGGGATTTCCAACCGGCCATAAATTCTCGAACTTTCTGTTCGGTGCTGCGCCGGTAGTCCCGGCCGCTGCGAAGCTCGAACACAAAACTCGGGTCACCCATGGCCTCCCTGCCAAAGGCAGTTGCCGCCATTTGCTTGCGCTCCAAGAACGCTTCGATATCGTCGATGAGGTCTGCCATGATGATCGAACAGTCTAGGATACAACCTACACTGTCAATAGGGCATAACATATTTGCGCTCGCCGCGGCGGAGTCGGATACATCCGACATGACCGTAGATCGTGATCAAATACGCGAGCTTATCGCCAGAAACCTTCAGGGGTTACTGGACGAGAGGAAAGACCTCAACGCTTCGGCCTGGGCAAAGGCCGCCGGCATGGGTCATACCGGGGTGCGCGACATTATCACCGGCAAAGTCCAGAACCCGACGTACTTCACGCTTGTCAAGCTGGCAGATATTGCCGGTGTGGACGTTCAGCGTATTACTGTCGGCCCGGAAAGTAGGGCGATAGATCCAGAGATAGCTGAGCACATCGACCTACTTGCTCAACTATCTCCGGAAGAACGCCGCTTTCTGCGTAACGCCGCAAAAGCTCAAATCGCTGATCGGGATCGTTCTGGAGAGTAATCTTCCGAAGGGCTGCGTTCGCTTCACTAATACCCATTGCCAACCTATCCCTTCGTTCGTCGTCATGTTCCGCGACTCGCGCCACCGAACCCCCATAAGGGGTGAATTTGGCAGTTTGGGCACGGCCCAAGCAAGATCAAACATTCGCCACAATGCGCCATTTTTTCGGGCGCAACCGATATCCCAATGTGATTCTACGTGACGTAGGCCGCAGCCCTGGCGGCCCCGCATCATATGCTTTAACCTATACTTTGTCTTGACGTAGGTTCTATCCTATGACACCTTCTCCCCATTGTCGCCGAAGACGCAACGCTGATCGCGGCAAATCCGATGGGAGACCACCATGACCGACACGACGTATTTCCGCCGACTGGTGCGCCGCACGGCGCTGGCCGAGGCGGTCCTGAAAGCCTTCCACGGTGGACAGAGCGGCGATGACCTGTACCGGATCGTCCAGGGCTGCCCCTTTGACCTGGACGAGACGGAGGACGGTTACACCTTCGGGCTGTTCAACGTCGAAAGCAGCCGCTGCCGGTCGCGCACCGGCGCGCTGGTCGACTGGGCACATTTGTCCGACGCCGCGACCGATGACCCGGGCGCGCCCCGCCGCGAACGCATCGTCACCGCCCGCCGCGCGGTCCTGATCCGCAACGCCATCCACTCACTGAACTCCCCGTCGGCCGTGCCCACCACGGTCGACAACCTCGGCCCGGGGCCCCGTTCCGACCCCGCCCCGGGCCCCTTTCATTCCGGGGCGGCCTGATGCCGTACACCGCGCGCCTTTGCCGCCCAAGGAAGGCCAGCGCCGAAGTGATCGGCGGCGAAAACTGCCTTCTCATCGAGGACGAGGCCGGTGTGCGGGTGACCATCCAATTCGACAGCCACAGCGCCGCTGACTATGCCGCCGCCGGCATCCGGGGCGGCATGAAAGTCGACGAGGAACCCGCGCAGGAATAAGCGCCGATCCTTCAACCATTCCCGCCGGCCCTCCTCCCCCGGCGCGAAGGACGCGGCGGGGCCATCCTCTCGTACCTCCCCAGGCACGGGCCCCGCCGCCGAAACCCACAGGAGACGACCATGAACGAACTGAAATCCCTATGGCTGGCCGCTGACGCATACTCTCTCGCCATGACCGGCGAACACATGCGTGACAATTTTGACGGCACGCATGGAGTGCCGACCGATGCGGACTTCGCGGCGGGGCACGGCAACATCCTCGCGGAGATCCGCAATTGCCTTGACCGCGTGTCGGCACAACGGGGGCGGATGTAATGATGCCCCCGGCCCACATCCCCTTCCTGGGCACGGCACGCCCGTGGATCCTCGCGGCCTGCATCACCGTCGGGCTCATCATGCCGATGATCTACGCCCAAGGCGCGCCCGAGCGCCAAGCCGTGGCGGCGGCCGCGCCATGAGCAAGAACAAGCTTACAGATCTGAACAATCACCTGTTCGCCCAGCTCGAGCGCCTCTCAGACGAAAGCCTTACACCCGAGCAGATCGAGCAGGAAGCCAAGCGTGCTGAAGCCATTGTGGCCGTGTCCGACACCATAACCAGGAACGCAGATCTGCAGCTGAAGGCCGCGAAGCTATTTGCCGAGCACGGACAGGGCGTCCTTCCGATGCTGCCGCAGATCGGAAAGGTATCGGAATGAAGGGCCAGTGGATCGAGTACAGCAAAGATGAACTGGCGTGGATCGAAGCCAACTCGACCAGGACGCGCCGCGAAGCCCATGCTGACTTCCAGGGCACGTTCGCACGGCCAGACGTCTCGCTCTCCAATTTCAATTCGCTGTGCAAGCGCAAGGGATGGATGACCGGACGCACCGGACAGTACAACAAGGGCCGCACGCCTGAGAACAAAGGAATGAAGTGCGCGCCAGGCACCGGAGGCCGCCACCCGAACGCCCGCAAGACGCAGTTCAAAAAGGGACATCAGCCGCACACATGGCGCGGCGCAGGACACGAGCGGATCTGCTCGAAAGATGGCTATGTCGTCATGATCGTGGACGAGCCGAACCCTTGGACCGGAGCGGCCACACGCCCCGTCCATAAGCATCGCTACCTCTGGGAAAAGGCGAACGGCCCAATCCCGGAAGGCCATGTCCTGAAGTGCCTGGACGGGGACAAGACGAACACCGATCCGTCGAATTGGGAACTGATCCCGCAGGCGCTCCTACCGCGCCTGTCCGGCGGGCGCTGGTATCAGCCGTATGACGCATATGAGCCTGAGCTAAGGCCGACCGTACTTGCATCTGCGCGGCTGGATCACGCTGTTCGTGAAGCAAAAAGGGGCGGCCAGAAATGACACGCCGCCGACCGCCCGGCGCCCTGCTGGCCGCCTACATGGCTGTCGCCAATGTCGTGTTCTGGGCCGCAATCATCGCATGGCTTGCCTGGCCGATCATCCGCGGGGTGCTTTGATGACCGACAAGCTGATCCAGGAAGCTGAGGCACGGGCGAAACGCCTCAAGAAGCTGGCGCACATGGGCAAGCCGGTATCGTTCGGCGAGCTGATCAAAGCGCACGAGACTATCGGCTCACTCTGCGCCGAGCTGGGTCGGCTGCGGGCGGATGTTTCTTTCTGGAAAGAGACTGCCATCGTGGAGACCTCTGCGCGCTGCAGCCTTCAAGACGCGCCCGCAAAGAAGGACGACGGCAATGGCTGACCTAGACCGCCTGACCACCGTTTTTGTGATCGCTGGCATCACTGCCCCCACCGTCCTGCTGGCCGTCTTTGGCGCCGCCGCCATGGGCATGATCTGAACAGGAGAGCGAGGCGATGCCGGGCTTTGGGATAACCTACAGGAAGGCATGGAAGAAGACCGGACGGACGCGGGCCGTTCCTCGTATCTTTTTGGGCGTTCGCCTCGAGATCGAAGAGAAGTCTGAGATCTGGTACGAGCGATGGCCGCGCGATCCGAACAAGCGATGCGTCAGGGTTGAAGTCAGGTGGCGTGCCGCAAGGCGATCCGACTGCGCAATCCTCGCAATGCTGCCAGAGGGAGAGCGGTGATGCAGGGACAGCAACTCAGCCTCTTTGACGCACTTCGATCGCCGCCAATCGTTGTTCCAGTCCAGCCGAACGGCGAGGTGATCCAGGGCGACCCGGACGAGTTTCACTTTCTGCCGCATCCTCGCCTTGCATGGCATCGAGGCGAAATCGAACTGCACCAGCACACGGACGGCGGATGGATGTGGAGCACGAGCGCGCACGTTGGCGACTGGGGCTATGGATACCGTGTCGGCCCGAAATGGGGAAAGTTCGCGGAATGCCGCGACGATGCTCTTCACTATGCCGTCGAGGAGATCGTGGCGCGACTGACCGGACGCAGAGACCAGAAGGCCGCGGCGGAGGTGATCGCATGGGCGAGAGGGTTGCAATGACGATCATCGGCCGGACCCACACCATCGAAGAGCGAAAGAGCTTTGGCTTGGAACCAACCGTTTCCCACGTCGAAGTAGTCAGGTGGACCGTGTTCGGCATCACCATCCTGAAAATCGAACATATTATCTGACCACCGTCTAGGAGACCGAGCCCATGACTACGCCAGTCACATGCCGCCCGAGCCAGGCGAAAGAGACCTTCGGGATTTCCAGGGCCACCCTGTACCGCTGGGCTGACAAGGGCCACATTCGTCTCCACAAGCGCGCAGGGCTGACGTTCGTTGTCGTCCAGGAGGTGATGGATTTCATCACTGGCGTGGGGGACCAGATGGGGGACCATCAGCCGAAAGGCTAA